TTTTTCTTAAATCCTTTTTGCTCATACCCTCTCCAACAAGTTCCTCGTGGCACTATACTAATCCCCCGCCACCCATTTTTTTTCTTTTTGCAAACGTTGCAACATTACTAGGTTTTGGTCCTGCATTAGATGCTTGTTGTTTTCTTTTAACAGCAGAAGATCTTTGACCTTTACTCATAGCTCTAGCTTTAGCTATGGGTACACATTTAGGATAATTTTTTCTTGTCTCTCCACCACTTCTTCCACACTTAGGATAAGATCCATCGGATTTTTTATTTGCAATATCAACCCAATTTTCTTTAACCCAATTTCTTAAACCCATATTAATATTTTTTTGTAACTTTTCTTCTGTCTTCTTTTACAGCGCCGCAACCTTTTGCAACGCCACCTTGTTTATAATTAGATACCATTTTTCTTTGTTGTGAAACGCTTCCTCCACCCATTTTCTTTTTACGTCCACCTGGAACTACTTTACCAGAACAAACTGCGCTCGCGTACATGTTCGCATACGCGCTAGGGTACACTGCGAATTTTGCTTTTGCTGCTGCTTTTCCTCTTGGGCAAAGTTTAGCCATTAATAGCCTTTCATTGCAATTTTAGGTATGCCTCTAATAAGACCACCTTTATTTTTTTTAACTCTTCCACCTTTTTTATAACCAACATCCATTTCTTCAATCATATCCATTGCTTTTATTTCATCTTTAGTTGCAGTTTTATCATTAATTTTTTCAATTAATTTTTGTCTAGTGGCAATAGGATTTTTTTTATATTCTTTATTTTTTAAACTAAGATATTCTCCTTTTGAACCAGTTTTATAATCTTTACCTTCTTTTAATAATCCACTTGTTCTTTCTTCAACAGACATCTTAATTGGTTTACGTAATTTTTTAATTGCTTTTATAATAGCCATTAATAACCTCTCATTGCAAGTTTAGGTATCCCTCTAATAAGACCACCTTTATTTTTTTTAACTCTTCCACCTTTTTTATACTCTGTTTCTTTTGTAAATACTTCCCCTGTATTTATTTCACCTACTTCTTTTGGATATTTTTTTTTACTAGCTCTAATATCTTCAAGTTCTTTTTTTGCTTTTTTAATTGCTTCTGAATCTCCACCTTTTTCTTCTAGTGCTAAAAGTTCTTCTGCCAATGATTCACTTTGAGAATCTTTTTTACTAATTCGACCTACATTTTTAGAAATTTGAGCTTTCAGTTTAGTTGATTTAGTACTCTTAGGTTCTACACCTCTAATTATACTTAATCCTTTTCTAATAATTGCTGCCATTATTTTTTACCTTTTTTCATATCAGAATCTTTCATCATTTTTCCGCCTGACATTTTATGCATACCTTTTTTAACCATGCCACCTTTTTTCTTAATGACACCTCTACCTTTTAAAATATCCTTAAAAGTTACTTTTCCATCACCAGTTAAATCTGGAAATCCTTTTCCACTTTTTTTAACTTTACCACCCATTTTAAATCCTGGTCTTGGTCTTTGTGTATAATCATTTCTCATTTTTATTCCTTTGTTATTGTTTTGTTTGCCATCGTTCGTGCGATAGATTCACCGGATCGTCCTACTACATATCCACCCAAGCCAATTTGCAATAAAGTCCAAACGTCTCCTGGAAGTTCAAATGTAATAACTGTTCCTAGCATTAATCTTATAACAGGTCCAAGAATATAATTCCAGACCAATATGAATATTAATACGTACATCAAAAGAGGTCTCCAACTTGATGCAAACCATCCAGCTTTTGCCTCTGCTTCAATTATTTTTGCTGCAGCTTGTAATTCTTGTGTATTAGATTGTAGTAATTGTGTTTGTAAATCTGCTTTTAATTTTGCCTGTAAGTCTTTATCAGGAACTGCTTTTTCAATAGTTGAAAATAGTATTTTAGCTAAAGGTGCAATAGCTCCAAGCATTGGTAACATATTAATACCACTTAGCTGATCTTTTTTTCTCTGGTAGTATGTTTCCTTGGCCTTGAACTACTTCAACTTGAGTTTCTTGCGGGTTTGACATTTCAATATCAACTCCACCAACTAAATATCCATCTTTACCTGTAAATTTAGAATGATCTACTTCTTTAGATTGACCAATTTTTTTGTTTTTGTTTTTCATAAGCGTTATATACTCCTTTTTTTGTGTTTTTAAAACTTATTTTTGATTGTTTTTTAGTTTAGCAGTTAAAATAGTCTTTTCTAATGATGTATTTGCTCTTAGTTTTGCTAATTGTTCATTTTGTTGTAGCTTTTGACTATCTGTTGACTGGTTCATCATAGTTTTCATCTTATCAAGGTTGATTCTTTCCTTGTTGTCTTGTTCTCTAGCAGCGTTCTCTTGTGCTCTTAGATCTAACTCTCTAGATCTTAACATTGCGATAGGGTCGTTATCGATAAGAGATGTAATTTTGTTTTCTTCTGCCATAAATTCTTCCATTGCTTCAGCAATAATTTGAGCTTTTCTTGATTCAATCTTTTGTTGCATGTTTTGTAGTTGAGCTTGTACTTGTGGGTTCTGTTGCATCTGAGGATTCTGACTCATTTGTGCTACTTGAGCTATCTCTTCTCTAAATTCAAGTTCAACTTGTTCTTGTCCCATTAAAGATATGTGTTCAAATACATTCTTTTCTAATGATGCCATAATTGCAGGTGCATTTTTTGCAAGATTAGTAGACATGAAACTTAAATGAGTTGTTACATGTGCTCTATGATCTTGTCCCGGAAATGCTTGGAATGGTTTCCCTGCAAGAGCATCAATGTGTTCTAACGCAGGGTCCTTTGGTGTGGGTTGATCTGGTTTTAATAAAATTTTATCAATGTCTTTAATACCTAATGCTTCATACATGCTTCTATAAATTTCATACATGTTATGTATTTGTGGATTAGACATTGCTAATTGTAATTCTGTTTGTGCAATAGATATTCTTTGTGTTTGTGAAAATATATTTGGATCTGCAACTGGAATGATATCTACTTTTTCATCAAAATCAGTTTGTTTAATTGTTCTTTGTCCACCAACAACATCATAAGGATATTCAGGTGGTAAATATAATGCAAATACTTTTGCAAGTAATTTAAATTCTTGTTTCATAGAAGCGTATAATCGTTTGTGTATGGCCGACATAACTCTAGATCCTCTTTCCAGCAAAGCCACGGTCGTCCCCACTGCTGCTTGCTGATTCCCATCCCCAACTTGCATATCAGCTATTGAAGCAAAACGCTGACCTGCTTGAACAACGACCCCCATAAGAGCTAATAGAGTTTGCGAAGGTTCTTTATAAGGCAAAGTCATAAATGCATCTTTAAGGTTTCCACCTGGTGCATCTACATCTCTGAATTCTCCAGGTTGAATAGATTGAGCATCATCTCTAATTCTAATACCTCGTTGTTTAAATCCTGCTGGTAAATTAGATAATGTTCCTGCATCTAATAATTGTCTTAATGCTTGTGTTGCAGTACGTGACAATCCACCAATCATTTGAATTAAACCAAAGCCATAAAATCCAAGTCCTGGTAAAAATTTATAGTGTACAAAATAATTTACTTTTTGTTTCTTAGCATCTGTTTCAGAATAATTACGTCTTATAGATAAAACTTCTCTAGAACCTTCTTCAATAGTTACAATATATGGAAGTTTAATTCCTGTAGGCTCACCATCTGCATCTTTGTCTTCAAATCCTTCTAAGTCTAAATTAACATGGCATTCTAATAGAGTAAAAACATCTTCTGAATTTCCTTTTGAAATTCCTTCAAGTTCTCTTTCCTTATCTCTAAGATCATTTGAATTTGAAGAATCATCAGACGGTAATAAATCAATGTCTCTATAAAATCCTGCTACTTGTTGTTTTCTTAAATCATTTTTTGAAGTTTTAATAACATGAATAATTGAATCTGCTTCATCTAACGATGTTGCTGAATAAGGAACAACGATATCTTGAGCTTGAACAAATTGTGATACGGCTCTGCCTAATGTTTCATTGTAATAAACTTTTTTAAATGTAGATCCAGATAGAGGTAAATAGAATAACATCTGATCAAAATCAGATTCATACTCTTGCATGTTATCCATGATTTGATAATTCATGAATTGAGAAACTCTTTGAGACTGTTGTTCTATTTCTGGAGTCGAGAGACCAACAATCTGTGTTCGCACGGGCCCGCCCGCGGGAAGCAATTCTTTATAAGCCAATGCTTGAAATTGTGTTACAGCTTCAGCTAGTACCGGGTGCGTCGCGCCGGATGCTCCTTGAAAAGGTTCTGTACGTTGTTCGTATTTAAATCCTAATAAATCTAATCCTTGAGTATATGCTTGTTCCCAATCAGATCTTGAATTTTTATAGTCTTGATAATCTTGATAAAGTTCTGAACCTAATGTTCCAAGATCTTGTTCGTCTACTACTTCTGCAAGGTTAGAATTAAATTCTATACCTGCACTTAAATCTTTTGTCGGATCAAAATTTATATCAACACTGCCATCATCATTTTCAGTCACTTCTGTAGGTGACGTTGGCATTACCTCAGTTTCACTTATAACCAGATCAGTTTCTTGTTCTGAAGTTAAAGGATTAATTATTGTTGGTATTGGTTTTTCTATTTCTGCCATTTTTTGTTTTCTCCGAGTTAACTGTTCTAACAGTATTATAACCAATATTCAAGCCCTGTGGGTTTGGTCCTGATTTAGGTGGTATTGTTCTGGTTAGTCTTTTAATCACTAGTTTAATCCTTCTTTAGTTATAACACCGCTTTCTTCACGTGCATCTACACCTATTAACTTCCAATCTTTTTCTTCCAAAAATTTTTTAGATACAGGATCATATGTGTCGTATGTTTGTATAATTCCTTTATTTGTTTCCGGATCAATATTATATCTCATTGTATATCTACCTACCATTTTTTCTCTTTTTGGGTCAAAAAGAATAAAAGCATCATTTAGTGGATCTTCCATTGGAAATAAATTTTGTGGTAATTTTTCAAAATTAAATGAATCTGGAAGTTTGTCTAACAAAACTGTTCCTTTTTTAGAAGCATCTATATAATTATAATCATTTACGTTTTTTTCAATATCATCTAAAGTATTTATAAGACCACTATATTCTTTTGGTAAATTTTGTTTTATTTCATCAATACGCGTTAAAATATCACTTTGTTGACTTTTATTAGTTCCTTCAGGTATTCTGTATGGACTTAATATTTGTTTTTTAGCAGCTTCGGAACCATATAATTTTTCAAGATGAGAAGAAAAAGATAAATCTTTTTTTAACGAATTTAATAAATCAGTAATCATCCTTGCAAATTTAACTACTCCTCCGCCGGAAAATTCAACTCTACCTCCTGTTGCAAATTCTTCTGGTAGTTTAATTATTTCTTCTGGTCGTGCTTTTGAACCAAGTTCCCCTGATTGTCTCATAATAAAAGTTGAAGGATCTTCTTCCATTTCATTTCTTAAAGATTGTTTAACAGGTATAATTTTTCTATTTTTAATATTACCTGTTGCAAATCTTTCAGCAGCTTCTATATCTCCAAAAACAGTATTTCGTTTTGGATTTTTAGGAACTTCT